CCCAGCAGCACGTTGACATCTTCCGGTGCCAGCTGGTGCTGCGTGAGGTAGCCCTGGAGCTGCCGATGCTGGTCGAGTTCCGGCTGGACAGATGCGAGGGCGGTGCGGCCTTCGTTGCGTTGCGCAAGCAGGCGCTCAAACCGTTTCCGGGTCTCGGGCCGCAGCTTGCGCAGCTCAGCCTCGGACGGATCGGGCGCGTTCAGGTCATCAGCGGTGGAAGTTGCATCCGGTGACTGCGTTTTGTCGTCTGTCCCCGGCGTGCCCGGAGCCGCGGCCTTGTCCCCGGTGGACGTGTCCCCCGTGTCGCCGGCGGGCTTGTCACCGTCCGGCGCATCAGAAGGTTTCTTATCCACCACCGAGCGGACTGCGGCGAGTAGTCCATCCCGGTCGGACTGGCGGCTGTCACCTGACGAGGGTGAGGGTGTGGCGTCGGTGCCGCCTGACGAGGGCGGCGGCGAACTGTCAGCCGGCGCGGCCGGTGCGGGCGCGCCAGTGGTATCGGGTGCGCTGGACGGAGGCGCTGCCGTGCTGTCCGTGACGGTCGGTGTCGGTGTCGAGGTCGTTTCCGACATCCAGGTCTGCCGCTCCTGGTTGTGACCAAGGACGCGTTATGGACCTGTTTGTTGTGTAGTGTCCAGTGTATGGACTTACCACCAGCCGACGCGCGGGCCGCCCAACACGATCAGGACCAGCAGCACCACCAGGACGATCCAGAGGATGCCGTAGGGGCCGGCGCCGTAGCCCGAGTGCCAGCCCCACCCGCCACCGGCCAGCAACAGCACCAGCAGGATGATGAGAAGGAAGGTCACTTCCTGGCGCCCTTGCGCTCGGGCAGCCTTGCCTGGCTCTTGCCCTTGTCGGCGGCGACGAACTCCCTGGCCACCTTCCTGGACGGTCCCCCAGGCTTCGCCGGGATGCTGCCTGACGCGACACCATGCATGAGCCGTGACTGTGCCTTGCTCTTGGATGGCATAGTCCGTGTCCTCCCTATGGCTGCACCGTGATGATCCGCGCGCTGCCGTTCAACGCGACCTGGTAGCTGGCCGTGTTCTGCGCCCGACCCTGCGCCGCGTCGGAGACGCACGGGTTGAACTCCATCACGCTCGCCACCGGCGTGGCGAAGCTCAGGGTGACCGGCACCGCCTGGCCGCCCTGGTCCTGCTGCGCGTTCCACAGCGGGATGATGAACGTCCCGTCGCTGGTCTGATACAGGTCATAGTCGCAGTTGGGGGACAGACCCGTGACGGTGAAGTCCAGCTTGCCGGGCGCGAAGGTGCCCATGTCGGCCCCGCCATCGGCGCAGACCCGGCACAGGTTGCGCAGCGCGACCGCGCTCGATCGCGGCTGCTGTCCCCCGGTGGTGGGGAACAGCCCGCACTCGTAGGTGCTCCCATAATCGAACAGCGCATACCACCACAGCCCGAGCGTGCCGTTCTTCGCGCACCTGAAGAGCGTCAGCAGCGTGTAGTAGTCATCCCGCGTCGGCGAAGCACGGAACACCGGGATCGGCGGCCCGCGCGTTATGCGACCGGCCAGCCGCGCGATGTTCGCCTCGATCCCCAGCGTGCCCGCGGCATAGAGCGTCGGATGGAACTCGGTCAGGTGGATGGGGTGCTGGGCGTAGGCGGTCCACAGACCGCCGATGTATTCGTTGATGCTGTATCCGGTGGCGGGGACATCGGGGCAGTGCGGCGGATAATAGTGTCCGTTGCCCTCGTGCATGGCGGCGTTGACCGCGGCCATCTGATCGCCGAAGTAGCCGGTGATCCAGCCCTCTGGATGAGGCATCCCTGCGACCACGCTTGGACCAAGTATGCGAAGGCCACTGCGCGCACGCCACACCGCATCCTGGATCGCCATCGTCTGTTCGACCGGCACCATACCAGAACCGAAGTCGGTGTTGGGTTCGTTCAAGCCCTCCGTCCAGCACACCGCCGGGTTGTCTGCCAGCGCCAGCATCGAAGGCACGTCGCTGACCGTGCCGTTGGCGCCGACGCAGAGGGTCACTTCGGTGCCCGGCAGTGCCTCGATGATCTGCGCCAGCCACGGCGCCTGCATCGCCTCGCGCCCCTTGTAGTGATACTCGCGCAGCCGGAAGCAGAAGCCGCTGTCCTCGGTGATCCAGTCCAGCGCGTCGATCACGCTCTGCGGCCGGTAGTCCGCCGGCCAGCTGCCCCACACGTTGCCGCCGTCCAACGATGAGAAAGTGTTCACGCCGAACAGCTCGATCAGCTCGCAGATGCGCCTGGCCTGCATCCCGGTGCCGGGGACAGGCGGATCGGGCGGGATCGGGTCGGGTCCCGGATCGGGCGGGGACACGCTGCCGCTCTCCAGCGCGGCGACACGCGCCTCCAGCTGGTTGAAGTCATCCATCGTCGGGACGTTCACACCCATGCTCTTGCCTCCCCTATCTCATGCGCCGCGCGCGGATGAAGCCCTTGGCCTGCATCGTCCCGCCGGTGAAGTCGGCGTAGCATCCAAGGTGTATCTGCGTCGGCGCGGTGAGGTTGAACCGCTGCACCCCGATCGGCAGCTCGTTGATGAGGTTGCCGGCGCTGGTCGATGCGATCGCCAGCCCGCCCGCGTCACCGCTCGGCTGGGTCACCGCGACACTGTTGGTCCAGGCGCGCAGCTCAAGATCGCCGCCCTTGCTGGTGCCCTGGAAATACACCGTGCCCACCACGTCCCAGTCACCGGCGGACAGCGTGAGCGAAAGCAGGTCGGTGTTGGTCGCGTCGCTGATGTTCGCCGCAGCCAGCAGCGAGACCGTCGCCGACATGACTTCGCCGATATGCCCCGGCGGCGCGTCGCTGCCGTCGGTGATGCCGGTGCTGTCGGCCGGCGGGACAGGCGCCGATGAAAGCATGGCGCTGGCGTTGGCGTAGTAGGCCGCCGCCTGATGATACTGACAGGCGCGATCGGGGTTGCGCAGCTGCTCCCAGTGCCGCGCGTTGTTCAGCATCTCGGTGTAGAGACTGAGCAGGGTCGCGGGATCGAGCGCGTGCGGCCCCGCCACCAGCGGCGGCGCGGGGAGCGGAAACACGGGTCCGCTCACGGCGTCGGAAACCCTGGATTGCGCATGGCACCTTGCGGCATCGCGCCGCCGGTGCCGGGCCGGTTGCCGTTGGCGCCATAGACCTGCATCGGCGGTGCGTGCATCCCGAGACCGGGCGGCTGCGGCACGCCGGGGGCGTTGGAGGCCCCGCCAGGGCCTTGCGCGTTCTGATCCTGCCCCGGTGGCCCCTGCCGCGGCGGACCCTTCCCAGCGCCTCCTGGCGCCTCCTTGCCGGGCGGTGCGCCGGCACCAGGTGCTGCCGGCGGACGGCCTTGCAACTGGTTGATCGCTTCCATGCTGGGCAGGCCCTCGGCGAACGCCTCGGACAGATCGATGTCGTCGCCCATGCGCCGGATGAGTTGTCGGGCCAGCCACTCCGGGTTGATGCCGGGGACACGCTGAAGCAGGGGGACAAGCTGCACCAGCATCTGCACGTCCTGCTGCCGATCGGGCGGGCCGTTGGCGCCAACGTCCACTTCCAGATACACGTTGTCGGCGATGGTCTGGCGATCGAGCTGCGGCCACACCGCGCCGGGGCCGACCACCTTGGTCACGATGTCCTGCGACACGTTCAGCAACAGCAGCTCGCTGCCGGCGCGCGCCACCTGGCTCATCATGTCGTTGAGATCGTCCACCACGGAGGACGTATCGGTGCTCTGCGCGAACTGCGCCACGGACACTTCGGTCGCGGTCGGATCGCCGGTGGTGACACCCTGATCCGCCTGATCGGCGCCCAGCACGCGCAGCACGTCCTCAAACACCGGCGTCGTATCATACACCGCAGGATCGATCGGCGGCATCTTCACCGGTTGCAGCACGTCCTCGATCTTCTGGCCCGGCGCCAGCGCGTTCAGCTCCAGCAAGGCGTTCGCCGGGTGGGTGCGCAGCTTCTCCAGGTCAGGCTCTTCCATGAGACCGGCGGCGACGGCGATCTTCGGCCGATTGGCGCGGCGATGCTCGCGCAAACCCTGCCGCGAACGGTTCAGCTCCAGCTGCATGTCGCGGATCAGGTCGATGTCGGACTGCGGATAGAGCCGCTTTTCGTCATAGCCCTCGTTCATCACGAAGGCGAACCACGGCCAGAACCGGGTCAGCTCGCCCGGCGGGGGGCCGGGTTCCTGCACGAAGTCGGGATAACCATCGACGCAGACGTAGAGCGTGCGGTCCTTGCGATTGTATATCTCCCACAGGCACGCGCGCTGCGGCTGGGCGGGGCTGTCACCGCCCCCGGCGGTGTAGTGGTCGAGCGTCGCGGAAGGCTGGTAGCCGGACGGCTGGCCGAAGTCGTCATACACGGTGTAGCTACAGCCGACATCGACCATGTAAATCTCTTCGATCTCGTCGGGCGTCAGCAGGTATTCCTGCGCCACCCAATCGGCGCCGACGAAGCCCTTCAGCGAGCGACACTTCGGATCGGGGATGATCGCCGTGCTGTCGGGATAGTCATAGGCCAGCCCCTCGCGCAGCACGAGCTGCGGTTCTTGCATCAGGCTCTGGATCGCCACCTTCAGGCTTTCCGCATCGGCGCTGTCCGGCTCGATCTCGCCGTCACCGATCTCGCCGGCAAGATGCTCGATATGCGCCAGCCGCTCGGACATATCGGCGATGCGCTGCTCGATCTCGGGGGACATCTGCATCGCGCGCTGGAAGCCCACCTTGACGTAACCCACCGCTGTGACGATGGCGCGGCGCACCGTCATCTTCATGCACTCTTTGAAGTCGAACGGCTGTTCGCGCAGCTGGTAGTCGTAGAGTATCTCCAGCGTCTTGCTGACGCGCTCCATCATGCGGTCGAACTGCGCCACCATCTGCGCGTCCTGCAACACCATCGCCGACATCGGATCGGGCGGCAGGCCGCTCTGCATCGCCATCAGCGACGCCTGCTGCGCCTGCATCAGCATCGCCTGCGTGCCGTCCCAGGTCTGCGTCATCAGCTTGGGCGAGCGCTTGGCAACCATCTTGGGGTTGTTGGGGTAGAGTTCCGCCGTGCGCTGGAGGATATGCCGGATGCAGATGTTGGCGATGTAGCGCTCATCGCGCTGGCGCACGTCGTTCGGCATATCGGGCCACTGCCGGCCTTCGGCGAACTCCATGTTCTCGCGCATCCGCTTGAACACGGGTTCCCAGTATTTGCGCGCACGGGTCACCTTGTCGGTCCAGCGCTTGACCAGCTTGCGGCGTGGCTCGGGGACATCAGGCGGGTCGCGGGAGACATGATCCTGGTCCATCATGGGAGAGGTCACTGGACCTGGCCCCATGTCTCCCGGCCCCATGCCCGGCACGGGAGGTTCGCTCATGCCGGGATAGCCCACGCCAGGCATCGTCGCGCTCATGGTTGACCCGCCTGCGGCAAATATTGCCGCGCCTGGTCCTCATGCAGCCGCTGCGCATACGCGTTGCTGTTCTCGGGCGTGTCGAACATGCCCAGGTGTTGCCCGGTCTGCTGGTAAAGCTGGATCGCCTCCTGCGGCGACAGGATACGTCCATCGGGGGACACGGTAGGAAGCAGCACCTCGCGCCCGTTGATGTTCACTCCCATCGAACGCACCGTGGAGATGCTGCCGTCCGGGTTGCGCACGATCGGCCGGTTGTTGAGATCGATGTTCCCCGGTTCCAGCAGCCCCGGCGTCGCCATCCGCTGCCTGACGTATGCCTGCATCCCCGCCTGATCGTCGCTCATGCTCACCAGCCCCCGGTGGCGAAGTGCTGACGGGTCGCGCGCTCAGCCTTGTCGCGTTGCAGCTTGAGCCAGCCGAACGTGCCTTCCTCGTTCTGCGGTTCGCGCCGCGGCGCACCGGCGCCCACCTGGAGCGTGAGACCAAGCCCGACATAGGACAGCGCATCGACGAAATCATCGTGCTGGTCATGCGGGAACTTCAGCAGCTGATCGCGTGCCGCAACCCACCACGGCGCATACTCGGGGAAGCGCAGCTTGTTCATGCTCATGCGGCCCTGGATCGACTGCGCACGGGTCTGCTTGTCGGCGATCGGCTGCATCTCGATCAGGGTGCAGAAGGTGGAGGTTTCCAGCATCCGCTTGCGCAGGAAGGGACCGATCGACTTGCTGATATGCGAGCGCTCAGCCCACCAGAACAGCGGCTTGTGCGCCTTCATCAGCCTGAGCATGGCTTCAACGCACTGCTCGGCGTTCATGCTGCGCCACACGCAGTCCGGCAGCACCCAGATGTTCTCGTCGTCATCGAGACCGACACACACCAGGCACGTCTTGTCGGCATATTGCTGAAGGGAGACGGCATGATCGGATGCAGCGTAATAACGCAGGTGCTTGGGCAGCTCGTGCGGCTTGTAGGTGTGCAGCCACTTGACGCTGAAGAAGGTGCCGCCGGCGGGCGACGGACGGCCCTGATAGAGTGCGCTGAAGCCGCGCGCGTCGCGCCGCTGAAGCCCGAGCAGGAAGTCACGCCCGAAGCGGCCGGGCCACAGCGCCTCGCCCTCTTTACGACCCATCGGGTCGCGATCGCCGATCGCCAGCGCCGGCAGGTCGATGATCTTCCAGGACTTCGCCTCTTCCGGGTCATAGAACGAGTTCTGCGGATCGGTGAGCCGCCCCACCAGGTCATCCTGATGCCACCGCGTCTGGATCAGCATGATGCGGCCGGTCTC